TTGCTCTTTAACGGCACGATTCACATCACCGCGAACGGTTTTGACAATTTTGATAACCGATGGAGCTTGTACAGAAGCAATCTTGGCTTCAAGAGCAGCCATTTTTGATTCAAGTTCAACTTTGGCAGCCTCAACAGCAGCCGGGATTTTTGCTTCAACAGCCAGCACGCTTTCGGCTTGCTTGGCTTCGATAGCGTCGAGTTTTTCGATAATTTCTTTAGACATGGTATTAACCTTTAAGTCGTTTAGTGAGAATTTGCATTAATTCACGTTGCTCAAGAGCCGCGAGAATTTCTGCGTTTGTGGTCGCTTCCGCATCAGCATCACGCTGAGTCGTCGCATTTTCATTGGGCACTTTTACGGCATCACGCTGTTCAAGCACCTTCTTGAAAGTTGATGCGGCAGCGACCGCATCACTCTTGGAAAGTCCAGCATCCCGCAGGGCTTGTTCCATGATTTTCAAATCTGCCGAGCCATCAGCACGAAAATATTCAAGATGGCTCACGTTGGCTTCAGGGTTGTTTGGGTACATGACCACAGACACTTCACGCAGACCACCTTTAGTGATTTGAAAATAGGCTTCATCGGTTTGGTCTGGCTTGCCATCAGCATTCACCATTTGATATTCATCGGCATACGCACCAACCGACACGCCACCAAACATCGTGGGGCTTTCCTGCATGATGGTGTAAGTATCCTTACCCATCGCTGTATTGGTATAAATACGGCCCGCGGCGGTCATGCCGGAGTCTGAAAACTCGAATGAAGTCCATTCACCGATAGGCATAGAGTCTGCATTGTGATTCAGGAACATCGGTAAGGGTTTACCCGTGGCGGCAAACTCGGTTGCCCAATCCATAAAGCCTTCAGGCTGATAATTGAAGCGCCGACCGTCAGCGCCTTCGCGTGCGCCCCATGTGGTTACGGTGGCTTCAATCTGACCGGGGTTTGCCGGGTTGCCTGCGACCAGTTTGGCCTCGCAGAGCAACATTACTTTTTTTTGCATCATTGATTACATCTCCATCATTAACTTTGCGAACGTCAATGTCATATATTATGATGGCTTTTTTCTTCGCCGCTTGCTGCGTGAATAATTGATGTATTGTACGCATCAAAATGATTATTTTCCAATATTCATTTTCTTTGTCTGATTTCCACCGCCGCCGCCAGTATCTTGTGGGCTTGTTCCGAGTTTAGCATCAGCGGCTGGTGTGGCCTTAGATTGCAATTCATCACCGCCATCAATCGTGGGCATATTCATATAATTGCGCCCTTCGTTGGGCGTCATGATACCAGCGCCAACACCAGCCACGGCAAAATTCATTTGATCCAAAGGTGCGCCCTTTAGAAAATTCTTGGTGTCAAATTCAACGCACAGATTTGGATAGCCGGGAAATAATTGGCTTTTCATCTTCTGCTGAATATTAACTGAAGTCGGATAAATCGTAGATTTATAAAACTCGTCCAGCATGGTCTGGGTATTATTGTATTTCTGATCGGCAATACCAATCATGGCCGGGGGCACGCCAAACAAACCGCAAATACGCTTCATGGTTTGCTCTTTGAGCTTTGACGCATCGGTATCTTGCAGCGTCAACATATTCAAAGGCGTGTATTTCATGCCTTGATCTAACAGCATTCCCTGACCGGGTTTGCTAGGGTCGCTCTGGCGACTGCCTGTCATATTCGACCAGGCTTCTTTCAAACGTGCTGAAATTTCCTTAAATTTCCCATCTGGAATGACTTGCTCAGTCGTAAACATCCCGGAAGGCTTCGCGCCGTTTTGCATAACGTAATTGGCATAAAGATCAATATCCTGATCCAAGCTGATAAGTTCAGCCGCCAGAATACCCTTATTAAAACCAGCCGAGCCCTGCCACGCCATGTCTTTGATGTGCATTACCTGATGGGCTTCCAGTGGTTCATCACGGCTGAAACCATAGGACGGGGTGGACAGTCGGTAACTGGGGTATCGAGTAGGCGTAATCGTGACCGCAATCAAAGTGCTGTCCAACAAGTACATTTCCAGCGGTGTTTCCAAAGAATTTTTCTGGTTCTGTCTCCACCAAAGGGTAAACGCTTCGCCGGACAATTCGTACCACATGATCCACTGATACCAAAATTCGTAGGCGCTTTGAAACTTGTTTGGCTCTGCCAAAAGTGCCGCTACTTGCTTGGCTTTCGCTTTATCGCGCTTTCCCACCAGTTCTGAGGTGGTGGCATCCACCATTGAGCCATCTTCCATTTTGCACATCACCTGAATGGGCAATTGTGAGATCGCACGGGCTTTCGCAGCAACACACGCCATCACCGTGCTATTTCGCGTAAGCAAAGACATATCGACCGGGCGACCAGCATTATTGGTCGATGCCGTGGTCACATATAGAATTTGCGTGTTGGTTTTGGACTGCTGACCGCCTTGATAAACGATGTTGTTACCAAGTGCAGTCTGCCCAAATAGCGTATTTGCCTCGTCAGAAACAACCGCTTTACGCTTAAAAATGTCCGTTATTGCCATGATATTGCCTTAAAACGCTCGAAACCCAAACCCAGAAACCGCCGCATTATCCAGTGAACAGTGCATGGCGATGATTAAACTGATTATGCCGTCAACTTTAGCTGATTTATCAGCCTCATTCTTTCGTATTTTAACGTTTCCGTTCACATCTGTGTAAACTTCGCAATTTCCAAGCTGCCAGCCCACAAAAGGGTTGCCGGAATGCTTGATTTTGCAATTGAGAATCAATTTTTCAACGTGCTTGCTGGGGTTGCTCAAAACCGCCATTCCTTGCCCCACTTTTTTGACAGGCAGCGCCGCGTCATGGAGCCGGGCTACCAGACTAGCGGCATTGTAGGCGTCAAACCCAATCTCTTTAATATCGTACTTTTCAGCCTGCCCGGTGATGTAATCGCTGATTTGCCGATCATCCATCACGTTGCCTTCTGTTAATTGGAGGATGCCCGATTGCCGCGCCATTCTGAAAATATCGGCATAGTGTTTCGGGATTAAATCAAAGCCAGCCTCTGGCAAAAAGAATTTAAATTCAGCCTCGTAGTCATCTTCCGCATATCGCTTGAGCGTACAAACGGCATTCAAATCTCGAATTGCCGCCAAGTCAAAGCCCATGAAAACAGCCTCGGGAACTCGTTCCTCAACGATGGCGCATCGTGGGTCATCCCACAAAGCACGATCCACCCAAGCACTGTTTGCACTGACATAGACGTTAAGCGTCTTGCATAAAAACTCATTTAAGGCGGCTGGCTTATGCTTGGCCTGTTCTGCCCGTTCGTGGATCGCCTCCTCAAAAACGCTGATGCCGTGCATGGGATTAACTTTTGACCAGACGGTGGGATCGCGCCAATCGTCTTGGGGGTCCAGGCTGTAGAGCAAACCAAACCAGCGGGGGTTATCCTCAGCCTCACCCGTCAGCATGGATTCCAGCAAGGTCATATCCTCGTAGAATTTGGTTTCTTTGGTGAAACTTGCCGTGGTGATGTAAATCCGCAATGGGTTTTTACGCGCCACCATGCCCGAATGCAGTACCTCGATTGAATTGCGATCCACGATCTGCGCCGCCTCGTCAATAATGGCGCAGGAGGGATTCATACCGTCCCCGGTTTTCTTAGTATCGCGTGAAAGCGCCTTGAAAACGCTTTGGCTGTCGCCAGCCTTGGTGATCTGGTGGCGGCTGGCATTAAATAGAGTTGCCACATTTTTAGGCATATTCTCCACAAAACCAGTCGCAGCGTGAAACACAATACCCGCCTGTTCCCGCGTAGTCGCCAGTGTGTAGACCTCAGCGCCAGCCTCGCCCCACATCAATTCGTAAAGACCAATGACCGCAATCAGGGTTGACTTACCAGCCTTGCGCGGAATGAAGACGATCACATCCGTGACCATGCGCCGTGTCAAATCTTTTTTCGCCCTAAAACCATACATGGCGCAGATCAAGAAAATCTGGAATGGTTGCAGCACCAAGGCTTTGCCAGCGTCCGGACCTTTGGTGTGGCTGAGGGTTTCGGCAAAACTCAGGAAGTGATCCACATATTTTGCGTGAAACTCCCACGCCCACGTCTTATTTTCCAACTGGTCAAGAAAGCGTTGCGCCGCCAGCTTGATATTTCGGCAAGCCACAATTTCACCTTTTACAACCTGTACGGCGTAAAGAATCCCGTCTTCGTATGTCATATCTTGTATTGGCTCATGGCCCTGCTAATAATTTGGAAAACTTCTTGTTGGCATCTTTGGCGGTATTGGTCGCCAAACGCCCCTTAGGGGTTAACCCTAATTCATTCATCAACACCAAAGCGCGGCTAAGTGCTTTATCACCAGCCGTTAAATATGGATTTGGGCCAATCGCATTATTTGGGAAAGTGATAATGATGCCATCTACATGAATCTTATGCTTGCATTCAATATAAATACCCATCTGATCCGCCAAGGCACAAAGCACATGACCATCTTGGGCGCTGCCAATTCCGTAAGTTTCCCATAAGAAATCAGCCGTTGATTTTATAAACTCGTCAGCGTCCCATTTGGTCGCATCATCAAACCAAGGTTGCTTGGGAATACGTTGCCGCACATTTTCAGGCAACAAACCGCCATCATGCTCTGCTTTAGTGCCGTGGACTATATGTAATTCTGGTGGTAAACGTCTACTCATATATCAATTTCCTTCTATACCCCTTATTAAAACCCATTTTGTGGTTTTTTACT